CCTATGTTTTCTTTAGCAGATAAAAATAAAGCAGAAAGAGAACTTATACAAGCGATGACAAGAGCAGAACCTACTTACGGTAAGAGTATATATGAAATTGCAAAATTTGGTTCTCCAGAGCAACAAGCTTTCGCAACTAAACAAGAAGTGTTTGATGCTCAAAAAATGCAGAATAGAATGGACTATGATAGAAAAATTTTAGGACCAATCAAAGATTTATTTGATACAGGTTTTTATAGTCCTGCACAATTAAAACAATTAGAATTAAAAGCTGATAGAGATACAGAACTTATTGGTCAAATGTCTGAAGAAGATAAAATGCAACGAATAGCTAATTATGGTGGTGTCGCTAATTTAGCAAAAGGTGGCCGTGCAGGTTTTGCGAGCGGCACGGGTGGTTATGATAAACCAAGTCATAGACAATATTTAAAAGATATAGAATCAGATCTACATAGATCTTTTAAAAGGTATAAAAGAATCTATGGAGGTAAAATGAAGTTTAATCAATACGCACCAAAATTTCTAAAAGAGAATCTAGCAGATGGTGGTATTGCAGGGCTATCTGGTGGTGATCCAGAAGGTGCAATGCTAGAATCCATGAACCCTGACTCACAAGGGTTGCAAGGTTTATTTAATCGTGTTAAGAAGGTATAGGAGTAATAAATGGCAGATATAGATAAAGGACTCCCGAACACTCGTACGAAAATTGAAATCCCTTCAGAAGAAGAGATGGCAGAAGAAGTTAGTGTTCAGGAAGAAGAAGTAGAACAAAAAGGACCTGTTGAAGTAGTACCAGAAGAAGATGGTGGTGCAACTATTGACTTTGAACCGGGAGCTATAAACATACCGGGCACAGAAAATCATTTCGATAACTTAGCAGATATTTTACCAGAAGAAAATTTAGAACCAATTGGAAATGAAATGGTTCAAAATTTTATGGATTATAAAGGTTCAAGAAAAGATTGGGAGAACGCTTACACAACCGGATTAGATCTTTTAGGATTTAAATACGAAAACAGAACAGAACCGTTTCAAGGAGCTTCAGGTGCAACTCACCCAGTGCTTGCAGAAGCGGTAACACAGTTTCAAGCACAAGCTTATAAAGAATTATTACCTGCAGATGGACCTGTAAGAACAGATATTATAGGTGTTAAAAATCCTGCAACAGAACAACAGTCTGAACGTGTAAAAGATTACATGAACTATTTGATAATGGATCAAATGAAAGAGTATGAATCAGAATTTGATTCTATGTTATTTCATTTACCATTAGCTGGATCAACTTTTAAAAAAGTATACTACGATGTACCAATGGGTAGAGTGGTATCTAAGTTTGTACCAGCAGATGAATTAATCGTTCCGTATACTGCTACCTCATTAGAAGATGCGGAAGCGATTATTCATACAGTAAAGATTTCAGAAAACGAATTAAGGAAACAACAAGTCAACGGTTTCTACACTGACGTAGAGTTAGGTCCTCCAGGTACAGATATAAATGGAGAACTTTCTAAAAAAGAACGTGAGTTAGAAGGAACTAAAAAAACAGGTAAGAACGAACCTGTATACACTTTGTTAGAGTGTCATGTAAATTTAGACTTAGAAGGTTTCGAAGATGTTGGTAAAGACGGTGAACCAACAGGAATAAAATTACCTTACATCGTAACAGTCGAGGAAGGTAGTAGGAAAGTTCTTTCTATTAGAAGGAACTATGCGCCCAATGATCTAAAGAAAAATAAGATCCAATATTTTGTCCACTTCAAATTTCTGCCAGGACTTGGATTTTATGGCTTTGGACTCTGGTACTTTATCGAACTTACCTGCAGGATTTAAACAAAGAGGAGTCAGAGTTAGAGATGAAGCATCACCAATTCAACCAGGTGAATTTAAAGATGTAGATGCACCGGGTGGAAATTTAAGAGATGCATTCTTTCCATTACCATACAAAGAACCTTCACCAACATTATTAAATTTACTAGGTGTTGTTGTGCAAGCCGGTCAAAGATTCGCGGCTATTGCTGATATGCAAGTGGGTGATGGTAATCAAGCAGCTGCAGTTGGAACTACAGTTGCATTACTAGAACGTGGCTCACGTGTCATGTCTGCGATACACAAAAGATGTTATGCAGCTATGAAACAAGAATTTAAATTATTATCAAAAGTAGTTTCTCAATATCTACCACCTGAATATCCATACGATGTTGTCGGTGGTCAAAGAAACATTAAGCAAGCAGATTTTGATGACAGAGTAGATATTATGCCTGTTGCAGATCCAAATATATTCTCAATGAGTCAGAGAATTACACTTGCACAAACACAATTACAAATTGCTACATCGAATCCACAGTTACACAACATGTATCAAATCTATAGAAACATGTATAATGCGATTGGTGTAAAAAATGTTGATGCAGTTCTACCACCACCAGCGCCAATGGCACCGATGGACCCAAGTTTAGAGCATATTAATGCAATGGCGATGAAACCATTTCAAGCTTTTCCTGGTCAAGACCATAGAGCACACATCACAGCGCATTTAAACTTCATGTCAACTAACATGGTTAGAAATAATCCATCAATTATGGCTGCAATACAAAAAAATATACTTGAACACATATCAATTATGGCTCAAGAACAAACTCAATTGGAGTTTAGAGAAGAATTAATGCAAATGCAACAGATGCAACAGATGGCAGCAATGAATCCACAGGTCCAAGAACAACTTCAAATGCTTACAAACAAGGTTGAATCAAGAAAAGCAATCCTAATTGCAGAAATGACAGAAGAATATATGAAAGAAGAGAAGGAAATCACTTCTCAATTTGACAATGACCCTCTTCTAAAGTTAAAATCACGTGAAGTTGACCTTAGAGCAATGGAAAATGAGCGTAAAAAGATAAATGATGAAGCAAATCAAGATTTACAACGTTCAAAATTGATGCAAGCGCAAGAAATTGCAGAAGATAAGCTTGAACAAAACGAAGATTTAGCTAAACTACGTGCTGGAGTAAGTCTTGCGAAGCAAGGTGTACAACAGGCGCAAGTTATGATAGATGATAATTAATAAAAAGGTAAAAAACTATGATGAACTACAAAAAAGCAAAGCAAATGGCAGTTCCAAGTCAAAATGTAGAAGTAGATCCAAGATCTAAGACTACTGCAGACCAAGCTTTTAACTATGTTCCTACAGGAGACAAGGAAAAAGTTAGAGGAACTAAAAGAATGCTAGCTGAAAAGAAAAAAGAAGCTACTTGGTACTAATATGTGGTTATCGGCAATTAAATTAGCCGTTTCTGCTGGAAGTAAAATTTACGCTAACAAGCAGAGAACGAAAATGGCAATGTCAGACGCACAGCTTATGCATGCCACTAAAATGGCCCAGGGCCAGGAAGCTTACCAAGGAAAACTTTTAGAAGCAAGGCAATCAGACTGGAAAGACGAGGCAGTTTTGATAATTTTAAGTTTGCCCGTTTTGGTGCTCGCTTGGGCAGTCGTATCGGATGACCCGACAGCGATGGACAAGGTAAAATTGTTCTTTGATATGTTCTCCCAGCTCCCGTCATGGTTCACAAATTTGTGGATCCTTGTCGTGGCGAGCATTTATGGTATAAAGGGTACACAGATTTTTAGAAACGGAGGAAAAAAATAATGGCTGGCAGATACGTAGGATTCGGAAAAAAACTTTTTGATTTAGCTAAAGGTGAAAGCAAATCAAAAGTCGCTACAACTATAGTTGGAGTGACACCAAAAGTTAATAAAACAAAATTAGATGAAGCTAAAAGTAAATTAGCTAAAACTATACAAAAAGGTAAAGCAACTTCTGCTAAACTAAAACAAACTCAATTTGAAATAGCAAACAAAGCTTTCAAAGGAGATGATTTTACTTTTGCAACTACTAATAAAAAAACTCCATCAAATACTGAATTAAAAAAAGCAAAAAAAGCATTTAAAAAAGAAGATAAAAAAGAAACTAAAACAAAACATTTCTATGCACCTGAAAACTTTAACAAAGGTGGCAGAGTTGGTCTAAAAAGTGGAACACAACTTTCAGCTAAACAAATGAAAATTGCATCTCTAGCTGGTAACAAGAAAAAAATTGATGGACCTGATTTCAAAAAACTTAAAGCAATGAAATCACCAATGGATAAAACAGTAAGGAAATCATAATGGCAAAACTATGTCCAAAAGGTAAAGCCGCAGCGAAGCGAAAATTTAAAGTGTACCCGTCAGCATATGCTAACATGTACGCTTCAGCAGTATGTTCAGGTAAAGTCACACCAGGTGGCAAAAAGAAAAGAAAAAAAGCAATGGGTGGTGGAGTCATGGACATGACTAGAATGAGATACCTAAAAGGAGGACAAGTATAATGGCTAGTAAAGAAAAAATGAAATCAAAAGAGATTTCTAACAGAATAGCTAAACATAAAAAAGCATATAAAAAGTTTAAAGAAAAAGACGATGCTATAAAAATTAAAGATTCTGATTATGCAAAAAGATCTATGATGACAGATTTGTTTATTCAAGGCAGAAGTCCAGAAAAATTTCCTGGTTTTGATCAAGCAAATAGAATTAGAGGTGGTTTAAAATCTGGTGGATCAACTTGTAAGTTGGCTAAAAGAGGGAAAGGCAAAGCTTACGGAAAGAACTCGTAATGCGAGCTTATTATTCTAAAGGAGGACTACGAGAATGGGTATCACAAAAATGGGTCGACATTGGAGCTCCGAAGAAGAATGGAAAGTATCAACCATGCGGGAGGTCAAAAGGCTCAAAG